CTCTACTAATGGCTACCCCTATAGGCTTAATAGTAGCCGCCGTAGTTGGTTTAGGAGTAGTTATTTACAAGCTATATCAAAATTGCGAAGGCTTTAGGAATGCAGTAGACGCAGTATTTCAGTGGATAAGCGAGATACCAGGTAAGATAGCAGAGTTTTTCACTGATACGGCTACTAAATTTATGGAGTGGGGCAGTAAAATGCTTGAAATGGCTAAAGCAGTAGGTAAGTTAATTGTTGATGGTGTGATATTTATCATGATTGAATTGCCGTTGCGATTTTGGACAGCTGTATTCGGTGCTATAGGTAAGTTCGCCGAGTGGGGCAGTAAAATGCTTGAAAGTGGTGTAACCAGTGCTAATCGTATTTTATCTAATGTAGTTAGTATCATGACAAAATTACCTGGTCAAATTTGGAACGCTATTAAAAGTGCAATATCTAATATGGCCCGTTGGGGCAGTGAGATGATAAGTACGGCCAGTAGTAAAATGCGACAAGTTGCAAGTACCATATACAACGCCGTTAAGAACGTACCTAAACAGATGTTTAGTATCGGTAAGAATATTATATACGGTATAGCTAATGGTATAGGCGACGCAGTAGGGTATTTATACGACAGCATTTGTGAGGCGTTAAGTGGTTTAGTTGACAAGGCTAAGGGGTACTTAGGTATATTCTCACCATCTAGGGTAATGGCTAAAGAAGTAGGTGCATTTATACCGGCTGGTATAGGTGTTGGTATTGAAAAAAATACCGAAGAAGCGACAGACCCGCTAGAAGCATTAGTTAATGATATTGTTGACACAGGTAAAACTGGTATTAATTTAGAGCGTAACCTATCGGCTACTTTTAAAACGCCGGATAGATTGGGAGCGATAAGCCTATCCGATATAATTAAGGTCATTGAAGTAAGTTGTGACAAAGTGGCAAATGCTTGTAGCAGAGATTTATATATCGACAAGAAAACTTTAATAGGTGAGACAATCGACGAGATAGACGCACAGTTAGGATATAAATACAATCTTAGAGCGAGGGGGGTATAGGAAATGAGACAATTAAAAGTAGGGCCAATTAGTACGTATGGTACATGGGGTCTTTTATTGAGTGACAAACGTATTACCACGCCCGAGATAAAAACGTATATTATCGATATACCAGGTAGAAGCGGGACCCTAGACTTAACCGACATAATGGGGGGAGTGAGATATAACGACCGTGAGGCAGAATTTATATTAACCCCTATCGAGGGTAATTATTCTCAACGAATGGAAAAGTATAAAGAAGTCGTAAAATTTTTTCACGGCAAAACCGTATATGTAGAGGAGCCGGACAGACCGGGAGAGTCACTACTAGGCTGTTGGCAAGTTAGCGAACCTAATAAAATTGCGGGGAACCTCTTCAATTTTAAGATATATTGTAAACAAGTATATCCGTTTTACTTGACCAATGAGGTCGAATTGGTGGAGCGTCGAATTAGTGGTACTGGTACAGTGGAAATAAATTATACTGGCGAAAATGACGCCACGCCAACAGTTAAATTTACCGGAAACGGGACAATATCAATCGAGGGTAGCGACGTTAACTACAATTTAACCCGTAATAGAATGCGATATAGTGGAATAGTCTTAAGGCCAGGGCGTAACGTCTTCACTGTAGCAGGAAACGGAACCATTACATTTTTATATCAAAATCAAGCATTATAAGGGGGTGAGGTTATTATGTATAAAATATATTGTGACAATGATTTAATATTTGATTTATCAAACGATACGTCTTTAATCTCACCTATTGTAAAGCTACAGGATAACAACGCCGGTACGCTAGAGTTTTCAATGGCACCTGGTGCCGACTCTTACAATAAGATTATGAAAATGAAGTCAGAAATAGTAGTCTATTCAGATGGTACACCTATATTCGTTGGGCGACCTATTGACAAGACTATCGACTTTAAGAATATTAAAAAAATAACTTGTGAGGGAGCGTTGGCGTATTTAAACGATACTATACAGCGTCCGCATGAATACCACAGTATGACGATTAGAGGATATCTAGAGACCTTAATAGCTATCCATAATCAGCAAGTAGGAAACACTAATTTACAGTTTCATGTAGGTATGGTGACGGTGCACGACCCTAACGATAGTATCTACAAGTATACTAATTGGGAGTCAACGTTACAAGTAATCAAGACCGATTTAATCGATAAATACGGGGGTCATATTAGAATAAGGTTAGAAGCAGATAAGAAATATATTGACTATCTCGCAGAATACCCTAGGACTAATACACAAATTATCGAGTTTGGCAGTAATTTGCTTGACTTTACTAAAAACATTGACGCCACGCAGATAGTCACGGCAGTTATTCCACTAGGAGCGAGGCAAGAAGAAAGTAGTATCAAAAAACTTGAAGAGAGGCTTACAATTAATTCTGTAAATGATGATTTGGATTATGTGTATAGTCCCAGTGCGGTCGATAATTACGGGTGGATATTTAAAACTGTAACATGGGACGACGTCAATACACCGTCGATTTTAAAGCGTAAAGGCGAAGAGTATTTGAAAAATATCCAGTTTGAAAACGTGGTATTAAAAGTACAGGCGGTAGATTTACATATGGTTAACAGTGATATAGAACAATTTAAATTACTCGACCAGGTTAGGGTTATTTCTGAACCTAATGGCCTTGATAGGATATTCCCAGTCACAGAGCTAACCATAGATATCACTAACCCCGAGGCTAATACAATTACACTAGGGAGCACGCAAATACAAGCCATGAGCGGGTCTGCCGTGAGTTCTAACGCGGAGATTTTAAAAAGGATTGAGGATATACCACCACCTAGCCAGGTTATAGATGAAGCCGTTAAAAACGCTACCGAGATACTTAATAACGCGTTAAATGGCCATATAGTCAAGCATAAAGACGAGCTTTTAATTATGGACACAGCAGACTTGAAAACAGCTACTAAAGTTTGGCGTTGGAATTTAAACGGTCTTGCTTATAGCAATAAGGGCTATAAAGGCCCGTATGAAATGGCCATGACCATGGACGGGTCAATAGTTGCCAATAGAATTACAACAGGTACACTAAAAGGCGGTAAAGTCCACTTTAATTTAAATAAAGGAACATTTATTTTAGGTGAGTCCGAGACTGATTATATGTTAAAATTCGACGGTAGCACTTTAAAATTTGGATCCGGTGCGATAGAGTCGAGCAGTCTAACACAGGAGTTAAAAGACGAGCTAAAAGGCGAGGACGCCACTATATACGAGTGGCTAAAGGACTGGAACGGGACTTATACCGAGATAGACGGCCGTAAAGTCGTATCGCCTAATATTTACGCGGGTAATAGCGACGGTGGGGTTTTCTTTAATGAGAATGGTTTATACGCCAAAAAAGGAGACGCAACGACAGCCTGGATAAGTAACGACGGGTCCGGCTTTTTTGGAAATTCGGAAAATAATATCGCTTGGGATACTAACGGTAATATTAGACTACCTACAATAACTACAGACGCAATATACCCTGGTAATAGTGAGCGTATAGTGCTGGAGCATGGGTACGAGCCAGGTTCTAATGACGCTAAATCTATCGACGCGACGGGCGACGCGATAAGGCTAAAATACAGTGCGACCGGATATTTGAGCGTCAGTGCAACGGGTATAACCGGTTATCGTGGGGGTGAAAGAAAGTTTGCAACAGCCGGACCATTTGACGGCGTATCAGTCGCCGACGGTGCAGTAATGAATATAGAGGACCCCTCATCTATAATGGTAGTACATAGCGATAGGTTTTGGGTCAGATGTGGAGGTAGTGCCGTCCTTATAGCGGACGACGAGGGCGTATACTCAAGCACAGCTAAGCTAAGTTCAGACGCTAAGTTAAAAGAAAATCTATGCAAACTCGACGATACTACAGTCATTCGTAAGAATGACAATGTAAAATTTAATAATTTAACTAGTGATGACGTATTTGACTTTTTGAAAAATACGTCATTATTTAATTACAATTTTAAGGGTCAAGATAAGCCTAAGTTTTCACTGGTCGCACAGCTTGTGAAAGGACCGGTTCGAAATGTAATAGTTGATTATAACAAGATTAACAATACATATGCTATTGATGTATATAATTACGCGTCAATAATTCACGCCGGCGTACAGGAAGAAATTAAAAAGCGAGAGAGCTTAGAGGCTAAGGTAGAGACTTTAGAGTCTGATATAAAAAAGTTAAAAGAAGAATTAGCATTAATTAAAAATATGTTACCTACCAACAAGTAGGTAGAAAGGGGGCCACAATATGGGAATAAGAGACATTGGGAAAGCCAGGTATGAGATTACCATGAAAGACGGTTATATCGACGATTGTTACGCTACTCAATATGACACAGCGAGAGTATTTGAATTTCAAGTATTTAACGATTTACAAATGGTAAATCTAGCAGGTGTAACTATAAAAATGATGGTAGAACAGGGTAGTAAAGTTGTGTTTGCAAATGGCGTGATTACAGACGCGAATAAAGGAATCTTCCAGGTAGTATTAAATTCTGAAATGCTTGAGAATGACTCAGTTCACTATGCACAAATTGAGATGTCAAGCGACGGGGAGTCTATCCAGTCGCCGCCTTTTAAAATCAAAATAGGTAAATCAATTAAGACTGGAGCAAAGGCAGGAGTTAATATAGTCGTCGACTATGCAAAGGTAAAGCAGTATATAGACGAAATTACTTATATCAGAAACCACACAGACGAGCTAAGAGGCCCTAAAGGCCAAGACGGGACGGTAGCGTTCCACGATTTAACACCTACTCAAAGGGCAATGTTAAAGGGTGACCCCGGGCCTAAGGGTGAACCTGGTGCCAAAGGTGACAAGCCAGTAATTACTATTCAAAATGGTAATTGGCACGTGGACGGCGTGAACACTGGCCAAAAAGCCAAGGGCGATAAGGGCGAACCTGGACCTAAAGGCGACCCCGGTATTAACGGTACACACGGAGCAAAAGGCGACCCTGGACCTAAGGGAGACAAGGGCGAGCCTGGTTTACCTGGAGTAGTTCGCGTGTTGACTCAAGCCGAGTATAATAATTTAACTATTGCCCCGGGCGATACTACTTTTTATTTGATTAAGAAAGCGAGGTAACTATGGCCACTTTAAATTTAAATAATGAGAAAATAGATAAGTTATATATTGGTGGGCAGCTCATTTGTGGGGGTAACGACGGTTACGCCACAGGTGATATTGTGCCGGCCGACGGTTTGAAAGAAGTATATAAATTATCCGATTTAAAAACCGAAAGGTGGAGTTTCCAGGCTGATACTAGGTCTATCAAATGTATTACAGCAGATAAAGACGGTAACGTATACGTTGGTGGCGATAAGGAGGGTAAAATTATCAAGCTAGATAAAGATGGTCAAAAAATATGGGAAACTACTGGTTTCGGGTCATTCTTAATACATTCTATCGAAGTTGACAAAGAAGGTAATGTTTTTTGTGAGATTGGAAATTCTCTTAAAAAAATAAGCAAAGACGGTACTGAAATTAAGGACTTAGCACAATTTAATAACAGTGTTGACAAAATAATAATAGATGGTGATGGTTATATATATGTAACTAGCTATAATCAACTTATAAAACTTGACAAAGACGGTAAGAGCATTTGGACACACGGAATAACAGGGACCATTAGAGACGCTTACTTGAGTGATGACGGAAATATCTATATAGCATTTCCCGGCGAAATTAGGGCAATCAATACGGCTTATGGTCAAAACGTAAAAAATTTATTCGGGTCAATGGACGTGGAGATATGGTCTGTAGCTACCGACGCCGACTATGTATATTTTTGCGATAATGATAATTCAGTAAGTAAGTTCACTAAAAACGGAGATATGTTGTGGAGAAAAACGTACTCCGCACGACCATACAAAATTGGAGTAGATGAGCGAGGGCACGTATTCGTTGGGACTCATGACGCACTAATTGAATATAGTCCAGAAGGCGAAGAGCTAAGAAAGTATTTACCAGGGTCAAGAATAACAGATTTTAAGTTAGACAATGACGGAAATATTTATACCAAAAAGCAACACAAATTCGCATGTAAGTTAAGTTCGACAAGAGAATTAGTAGGATATGAAATTTTAAAAGATAAGGGGGATAAATAATAATGACACCAACAGATATTTTTGAATTTTTCAGGGCGTGTGTACATACGCCCGAGGGGAAGGTAATATTTATACTCATGCTTATTGCAATAGCAATGATTATAGATTTTATAACCGGGACAATCGCAGCGGTGGTTAACCCGGAAATAGAATTTAAATCTAAAGCGGGTATTAACGGGATACTCAGGAAGATAGCTAGTATGTTACTGCTTATAGTATTCTTGCCTGTTAGCGTGCTAATACCTAATGGGGCAGGACTTGCATTAGTGTATACCTTATATGGTGGATATTTAATATTTGAAATAAAATCAATAATTGAGAATATCGGCAAGAACGGAACAGATACTACACTTTTTAAAAATATACTGAGTAAATTTTCCGGAGATACTGAATTTAAATAATATATAAGGTGGTCGTTATGACCACCTTTTTTTAAGATAGGGGGATAATATGTTAGTATTTAAATATAAACCTATTAGTAATAAACGTCAGATAGGTAGAGTTAGAAGCAAGTCAGATATAAAATTCTTAGTAATTCACTACACAGGTAATTACTCACCAGGTGCGACAGCCGAGGCCCACTATAGATATTTACAAGGTGCCCTTAGGTACGGTTCGGCCCACTATTTCGTAGATGATAAGCAAATAATACAGGTTATAGGTGACACGCTAGAGGCCTGGAGTGTTGGCGATAACCAGGGTAGAGGTCACGCCTTAAATGGCTGCACAAACTACAATTCAATATCTATTGAAATGTGTGTTAATTCGGACGGTAATTTTGATATGACGTATTTTAATACGGTCGAATTGGTCAAGGAATTAAAACGTCAATATCCTAACGCCAAAGTATGTAGACATTATGATGTCACTACTAAGAATTGTCCGGCGTTCATGGTTAGTAATGTGTTAAAGTGGAAAAAGTTTTTAAACGATATAACTTTACCTAGGGCATTAGAAATAGATATATCCAAGGATAGTACGGCCAAAGTAATCGGTACGTCTAACTTAAAACAGTCTAATGCTTCTACATTTGAGACAGCCGGCCACTGGGACTACTCTAATGGTTATTGGTCTTTTATTGAGGACAACGGTAAAACTAGAACAGGTTGGCTAAAATACAACGGCAGTTGGTTTTATTTAGACAATAAAGGCAAAATGGTTACAGGTTGGTTAGAATATAATAAAGCCTGGTATTATTTCAACGACAATGGTTATATGGTTACTGGCTGGTTAACTTATAATAAGAATAAATTTTATTTCGCTTATAGCGGTAAAATGGTAACCGGGAAACAGACCATAGACGGAAAAGAATATATATTTAATGACCAGGGTTATTTTATCAAATAAAAAAAGGGGGACCGGTTGGTCCCTCTTATTTTTTTTACTGTTCTGCAATTCTTAAAATAATCTCGTCCATTGCTGAGTTGTAGTAGAGTGTATTCTCTATTAAGCCCTCTAAAGTATCCTCAGCGTCTAGATTTTTTGAAGCTTCTTCAATCTCTGATACTAGCTTGTCTTCTAGTAGTTCCCACTTTTTGTCGTCCATGTTGCTGTAATTTTCTTGCACGCTTTCAATAAATTTTCTTACTTCCTTAGCGATTAGATTTGTCATTTTCTTAGTCTCCTTTTAATATTTTCTTAGCAATTCATAATATTCATTACATAGTTCATTGAAAATCAACTTGTCACGCGTCGCACGTGCGAATAGTATATTTAAAATTTCAATCATTATTCTGTCGTCCATTGTTCCCTCGTCTGAGTTGGCAAGCTCTTTTTGACTCTCTAGTATTTCCGATATTTGATGAAATAACACTGCTTTAAAGTGGTCTACTTCAAGTTGTGTAAAGTCGTCAAATGTTTGCTCGATATTGGTAAATTTAGCTTGCATGGTCTCAATATGCTTGCCGACCGACATATTATTATCGTTGGCCGATTTAATTAATTTAAAATACGCTTCCTCGTCTATATCTAATTTAACAATACTCATTGTACACCCCTTTTTATTTATAAGTGGGGAGATACTCCCCACCCCTTAAATTTAATTACCTGATGTTATTACAAATCTCTTCTAATTGTTCGTCTGTGTATTCCGGCATATCTAACACTAGCTTCCAATTATCATTTAATCGTTTGCATTTTCTTAGCATGAATTTGGAGTCCGGTACGATTTCCTGTAACTTAGTGCTGTCGAACGCGTCTAGTTCTAAGTCACTTTTAAGTATCCTTACTGGTTCGCCTAACTGCTCGTCGTAAATTTCAATACATATTAATTTACCTCTTCTACCTGTTACCCTGTTGAAATACATTTCATTTGACATTGTTCTAATCTCCTTTTTATTTTTATTTGAGGTCCTTACCTCTTTCTTTAATTATATTATATCTTA